TGATGATCTTGAAAAGATTGATGCAGAAATATAATAATGAAGACTTTTGGCATAAAGTAAACTTCAACAAAGACCTTAACAGCTTTGCCCAGTTTTATGCGTTGCCGTACAACAAGATGCTGGAAACAAAATATCAAGAATTTCACCTTAAAATAGAAAAACCCACGGCCGTCACCCTAGGCGAAAAAGAAGGAGGCGACCTCCTAATATCCGCCACTAAAACACTTAAAGACTTTCTCAATGGCTAGAACAAAAAAAGAAATACCCAAGAGTTTATCTCCTAACGATTTAATTAAATCGTTTTTAAAATCCACCGAAAAAGACCACTACAACTACGAAGAAAGCTACGACTACCAAGTGTCTAGCGGCAGTCTAAAACTAGATTTTGCGCTAGGCGGGGGACTAGGTCCCGGGCTGCACCGCTTTACAGGCGTAAATGAAGGAGGTAAAACATCGGAAGCTTTAGAGGTGATGAAAAATTTTCTCCAAACAGTTCCTAATTCACGTGGCTTTTACATCAAAGCGGAAGGACGCCTCACTAAACAAATGAGAGATCGCTCAGGAGTGAAGTTTGTTTTTGACGAAGACAAGTGGGAGGCTGGAAACTGTTTTGTGTTTGAATGCAATATTTACGAAACCGTAGTGGAGGCCTTACGCCTCTTGGTTGGAAAAAACTCAGATGATACCCGCTATTGCTTTATCTTAGATTCGGTGGACGGTTTAATCTCTAAAGGCGATACCCTTAAGACCTTTGAAGAGTCAAGAAAAGTTGCGGGGGGCGCTGTTATTGCGGCAGACTTTATGAAGCGCGTAAGTATTGGTTTGACCAAACGAGGGCACATGGCGCTTTTTATTTCTCAGGTTCGCGCTGATATTCAACTTGACCCTTACAGCAAGGCTCCTATTCGCCAGACCACTGCCACAGGGGGTAATGCTTTGTTACATTTTGCTAATTTTATTCTTGAATTTGAGCCACGTTTTAAAAAAGATTGGATATTAGAGAAGCCGAGCGAGAAGCATGACCCAGACAAGAATAAAATCATTGGTCACTTCGCCAAAATCACAGTCAAAAAAAGCCCTAATGAAAAGACCAATGCAGTTATTAAATATCCTGTTATCTATGGGCGCAAAGGAGGCAAAAGCATTTGGATAGAAAAAGAAATTTTGGATATGTTATTTTTATGGGACTTTGCTCACAGAAAAGGAGCTGGTTGGATAGAATTTGACCCCGAATTACTTAATATAATGTCCGAAGCCAAAATTGACTTTCCTGAAAAAATACAAGGAGAAAATCAGTTCGATAAGTTCCTAGAAGAAAGCCCGGAGGCTAAAGATCATCTGATGAATTATTTTAAAAAAATGGTGCTTTCTGTTTAAGATGACATTTAAAACCTTGTTAGGTAAACGGCGGCGTATCAAAAAGCCCACTAATTATTTGATTAATTGGGAAGAGGGAAGTCGCAGCAAACTACAAGCTAAGGTTAAAAATTTTTTAAAAGTTTTCTGGGATGGCGATGTTGTTTTTGAAGAGTTTCCAGTCGTTGGTTCCCGTCTAACTTTGGATTTCTATAACGCCACAAAAGACATAGCTATAGAAGTGCAAGGAAAACAGCACACGAAGTACAACAAGTTCTTCCATAAGGATAATAAAATAAATTATTTAAATCAATTAAAAAGAGATGACGAAAAATTATCTTTTTGTGAGCTTAACAACATCCAACTCTTAGAAGTGCACGAAGATAACGTAGACTTCGATGAGTTGTATAAGTCTATATGTTAACAACTTGTGTAAACACTATATAACAAATGAACGAAGAGATGCCAGACCGCCCCATAGAAGAATTTACTATTCCGAATAGTTTTTTAGACAAGCTTTTTGAATTTACAGGAGACGGTGACGACGGGGGCTTCATTTTGGCGTATGTCACCCAAGACGGGCGACCCCTCATCCAATGTAAAATTGGTTCTCAGATTGTGGAGATGGGACTACGCAAAGCATTAGAAAAATTTTTAGACGATATGGAGCTAGGGGAAAAAGCTCTTTCAGAAGATAACTCATCTTAGGGATGCCCTCAGACTTAAAAACAGTATCAGTAGTTCTTACCTCAGGCAGTCTTCGTAACCCAGCCACAAGAAAAGAAATTCTTCTTAACACCATCCAAAGTTTTTTAAAATTCAACACGTACCCAATTGAAAAATTTATTATAACAGAGGACTCCCCTTGCGCTGCTTCTCTCGACCACATAATAGAGCTGCTAACAAAAAATAGATTGATCGAAGAAGTTGTTTTAATAGATGACGGAAAAAACCGGGGGCAGGTATACAGAATAGACCAAAGCTACTCTTTAGTTGAATCGGATTTTATTTTTCATTGCGAAGAGGACTGGGAATTTGTTAAGCTTGGTTTTATAGAAATCTCTTTAGACGTGTTAAACGATGATAACATTTTCTCAGTTTACCTTCACGGATATCATGATTATATATCCCCTTTGTGGGGCGATCAGGGTTGGTCTGTGATAGATGCCCCCCATTTAAGCTTAAAGAACCCCGTGGAGCCTTTTATGGTTTTAGATTCAACAGAATACAACGCCTCTCAATACAAATATCCTTTTTTTGCGGTTAATAAACAAAAATTTAAAAAGATAAAAAAAAATTGGAACTCTGTCTTTGCTGGTTTTAGCTTCAATCCGGGTTTAAGACGATTAAAGGATTATCAAGCTGTCGAGTCTTATTCTAGCCTACTTGACAAAACAGATCGGGCGCCAGAGTGGGACCCGGGCACAGAAGTAGAGATTGTTGCAGGTCAACACTATTCAGATGAAGGTCTTGATTTTGCGGTTACTAAAGAAAAGTATGTCACCCATATCGGCATAGGCGACACGGATTCCTGCTTTTACCCTCCCTATAAAAAATGATTATATACGTTGACATCGATGAGACTATTTGCATCACCCCCGCTGATCGGGACTACACCAAATCAGTCCCCATTAAAAAAAACATTGAAAAAATTAATGACCTTTACGATGCAGGCCACACTATTGTTTATTGGACCGCTCGCGGATCCGGGTCACGGAAAGACCACAGCAAAATAACCCAAAAACAAATGAAAGAATGGAAAGCCAAGTTTCATGAGCTAAAACTAGGAAAACCTATGTATGATTTGTTTATCTGTGACAAGGCGGTCAACTCTCGCGACTATTTTAATTAAACCTTGACTTTTTCCCTTTCTCATAGTACAGTTATCCCTGTATGATATTTTCTTTAGAGCTTGAACAACATTTGCTTTCTGCGCTGATAAAGCACCCAGCCAAGTACGGAAATATCGCAAGCTTTATTGATGAGAACGATTTTTGTGCTGATGAAAATTCTATAAATAAAACAATTTTCTACGTTCTTCGGCAGGCCCTTGAGAACGCAGAAAAAATGGACGAGGTGCTTTTGTCGCAGCGAGTAGATGCGCTTAACATTAGTTTTCCTAGTGACATTAAGATTTCAGATTATATACACTCCCTTGCGCTTCGCAAAGTTTCCTCGGATAATGTAGAAAAAATAGCCCAAGAGTTAAAAAAATATACAGTTAGGCGTGAGATTTTTGAAGGGGCAAAAAAAGTGGCGGAGTCTATGCGCAAAATGTCACCCTCTATATCTTATAATGACATCATAGAGAGCGCAGACAACACTTTTAATGAAAAAATAAACTTCTTTGACGCCGGGCCTAACAGCCCGGTCAATATCTCGGATGAGATGGAGGAATGGATAGAAGTTAGAGGCAATAACCCTGTTACTGAGTTTGGCCTTATGAGCCCGTATAAGCGCGTTAATGATATTTATGGCTCACTGTTACGTCCGGGTAATATAACGGTCATAGTGGCCCGCTCAGGCGTCGGCAAGACCCGTTTCTGTATGGATTTCTGTACCAAGGTATCTTCTGAATATGATGTCCCTGTGTTGCATTTTGATAATGGGGAAATGTCTAAAGAAGAGTTGATTGTGCGTCAATGTTCAGCGTTAAGCGGAGTATCAGCGAACCTATTAGAAACAGGCCAATGGAGACAAGCGGGGGAAGAAATTGTTAATAAGGTTCGGGCTGTTTGGAAGGAAGTAAAAAAGATTAAGTTCTATTATTATAATGTGGGGGGGATGAGCGTTGATAACATGACGGCTACTTTGCGTCGTTTTTATTATTCTAAGATTGGTCGAGGAAACCCCATGATTTTTTCTTTTGATTACATCAAAACTACGTTTGAAAATAATGGCGCAAAGTCAGAATGGCAAATTGTTGGAGAGATGGTAGATAAATTTAAAAAGACTATTCAAAAAGAAATTTTAAGTGATGGTGTTCCTCTTATTCCAATGATTACTTCTGTACAAAGCAATCGCCAAGGTATTGTTAATAATCGCCAAGCACAAGACGTTATTGATAACGAAAGTATCGTCTCTCTATCAGATCGCATCACACAATTTTGTTCTCATATGTTTATTTTAAGACAAAAAACATTAGACGAGACAGCCAATGAGCCAAACTTTGGCACTCATAAACTAATTAACGTAAAGTCTCGCCACCTAGGCGCTGAATACATGCGAGCCATTAACCCAGTTAGAATGCCCGATGGTTCCTTGCGCAAGAATGCTATTAATTTGCAAATGGACGGCTTCAACGTGGAAGAGCGTGGCGATATGGTTGATTTGGTTAGAGCTCTAGACGTCAACGGTGAGCTTGACGCTGACGAAAACGTTGCTGATGATTTTATTCCGGAGCTTTTACGCTAATGGAAACCGAAGATATTAAAGAGGTGCTTAATGAGTTAGGGTTCAAATTGCGAGATCGCGGACCCTATTGGCAAACTAACGCCTTGTGGCGCAACGGAAATAACTTTACTGCGGTACAAATATATAAAGATTCCGGGGTGTGGCGCGACTATGTTGACGATACTTCCTTTTTGCCCTTTCAAGCTTTAGTGGAAAAAACCCTAGGAACTAAGGACAAAAAAATACTATCTCGCTATATCCAGCCTTCTGGCGACGCCAAATCGCCTAGCACCTTTGAAAAG